GTTAATCATCAAGCTAGTGTAACAGTAGCCGTACCGTCAGTACCTGTTATAGTTGAAGTATCAACTTGTTTAACAGCCGAAGCTGGGAGAGTAGTTCAAGTTGTTAATAAAGCATCTAAATTTTCATCTTTAATAACAACTAAACTATCATCTAATTTATAAAATTCACTCATATTATATTTTAATTAAGAATTAACAATTTGTACATCAATTAATTTAATTGTTCATTCGATAAAAGTTTTAACATTAAATTTAGTTTGTGATTTAACTGTAGTTGTAAATTTATCAGGTTTCAAATTAGAAGTAATAAATTGTATAACTGGTTTTATATTAGCAGCAAAACAAATTGGAGTACCTTGTCAAGCTAATAAATGTTTAACTGAAGAAACAGTTTGCATATTATTAGAATAATAAACTTTCAATCAATCAATTTCTCACATAAATCATCAAGTAACAACTTTATCTCACATTCCTGTACTTCTTAAAAGTTCTGGAGCATTAGCTAAAAATCTTTTTTCTTTTGGAGAAAGAATAATCCATCTATTATTAGTTGGCATATTATTCTCATCCATTTTTTGAACAACAGCAGTTACATAATCATATATATTAGATTTTGTAATAATAGCTGCATTTCAACTTCAACCATTAGTAGCAGTAGTTAAATCACCATCATCAATTACAAACGCGGCATTAGCATATTCTTCCATTACCTTAGTATCATATGCATTAGCATACTCTTGTTTTAAACTTTCAATTAAACTTCCATTTGGGCTAACTTTCATTTCTATATAATCTTCATCAGAAATTTCAAAAGCACCAGCCTTTCTTACATCTAATATAAAAGTTTCATCAGTCATAGTTATATCCTGTACTGTTATAGCAGAATAAGAAGTAGCTAAATCACTTATTGTAAGTTTATTAAATCTTGGGAAATGCACTGTAGTATTTCAATTAAAACTTCATTCAAATTTACTATTAGTAATGAAAGCTCAAACATAAGATTGATATAAAACCTTTTGTAACATACTTGAGAATATTTCTCATTTACCAGCGGAAACATTATTCATATTGTATAATTATTAAATATTAAAAATTACATCTCATTTTTCATCTGTATTATTTCTCATATACTCAGCTCACTGAGAAGGTGTCATATTATCAAACTCATTTAACGAAATAGTAGTTCAAGTAGTATTCACCCTTTTATTATCATCAATAATCATAGAATTAGAAATGTTTTGATTATTAATATGTTCATCTTCCTTTTTTGTTTCAGTAGAAACTTTAGCAAGTTTAGCATCTAATAAATCACTGATTGTTTTTTCTAAAGACACTTTGTCTTCTTCTTTTTCATCAGGTTTAGTTTCTGGAGTTTTCTTTAAATCAACTATTTTAGCCTCTGCCTTTTTAAGTTGTTCTAAAAGTCCTTCAACTGTTGGTGTTTCGACAGAACCGTCTGCATTTACATTAGTCATATTCCACTATGGTTAATTAATAAAAACTATTTTGTTGCAAAGTATAGCTACTTTATAAGATAAAAAGATTTATGACTTTATTATCAATGGTCAGGTTTAAATTCCGTTAAAAGGTCACTTGGTATATCTATAAATGAAATAAGTTCTCTTCTTAACATTCTATTAAGGTCTTGTTTTGTATATTTTATATCATTATCAAATTCATTTAATAAAGAATTTTCAATATCATCTATTTTTTCATATACTATTTCTTTTATTTTATCCCATCAAGGTAAAAGTGTTATTCATATTATTAAATTTGCATCTTCTTTATCCATATATTTTTTTTTATTAAATATCTCATAAACTAGGAGTAGCATTATTTTTACTTTCTTCTATCATATTAGCAGACATTTTACTAGAAGAATTACTTTGAGCTATATTATTAGCTGTATTATCTGTAGATTGTGGTGTTAAGGCTTGTAAAAGAACATCATTTCATTCTTCTACTAAAGCATCATATCTTAATCATAATGCTTCAGCTTTGTATTTATTATCATCAGCCCTGTCTAATATATCTATAAATGTAAGATGGTCTTGTCATTTAATTAATTCAGAAGCTTTTTGTTTATTATTTATAAGTTCAACATCTAAAGTGGCAACTCTTTCATCGACAGATAATGAAATAATTCTCATAACTTCTTCCTCATCTAGTCAAGCAAGTCTTAACATTTTTCTTTTTATATATTGTTTAGAAATAGAAGGCATATTCTGGTCTCATAAGAATTGAGGGGCAATAGCAAAGAAATCATTTTTTTCTTTATTTCTTCTACTTTCAAGTTCACTCTTAGAAATTATTTTTATATCTACATTTTCAGAAGTTATAAAATCCTTTCTTCATATTTCATAATATTTTTCATCATATCATTTTTGTATTCTAATATTTTTCTTACTATTTCATTTTAAATTATATATATAACTTCTATACCATAATTTCCAAAATGTTTCTTCTCACCATTTACCAATTTTAGTTCATAATATAAATCTAAGATTAGCATTTTTTTGTGTTATTTGTGCTTCTGTTGCTGTTTGATTTCAATCTCATTGTATTCATAATGTATTTGAATCCATTCAAGTTGATAGAGAGGTTTGAAATCTTAATCAACTTTGTACATCAAAAGGAAGTGTTCAAGGGTTGTCTTTAGGAATTGACATTATTACACTTCATAAATCTTCTCAATTTTGTACATTAGCTGCTACATATTTACCTTCTATTGAACCTTCTTTTAATTCATTTATATTCCTTATTTTTTTAGGATTATATATCTTGTCATCTCATAAGGCGTTTCTATACGCCGTTACCAGTGTCAGATTGAATAACATACTCTCCGCACTTTGTTTATCTTTAATAAGGTCAGGAACAGATATTCATATGGGGTCTCATTCTATAGGAGAATAATACTTAAGAGATATTGGATATAGAACCTTTAAAGGATTAGCTTTTTCTTCTTTTGTTATAGGTTCAAGTCTTACCATTCTTAATATTATAGTAGAATGATTAGCAGTAGTAATTAAATATTTATATCATTCGTGAATAGTATAATGATGATAGATATCATATTTTTTATTAGGAGTGTTTTCTGTATAATTTTCTATTATATTTCTTCATTCTTTATATGCTTGTCTTATTTCACTTTGTACTCATTCATTAGCAGAATTTACAAGTTCTACATTCATATATTTAGATTTTTCCATATTTTCTTTAGTATCTGAAGCTTCAAATCAAGCCCATCTATGACTATCTATTGTAAATCAACCTCTAGGGTCTGGTATCCAAGAAAGAGGGTTCATTATTTTAACTTTAGGTGTTTGTGTATATATATCAAATCAATTAATTATTTTTATTCAAACTCAATGAAAAAATCTATCAAAATTCCATTGATAATCAAGTTTATCAAGTTCCATTTCATCATAATCAAACTCTGCAAGTCTATTTATTTGAGCAGCTTGTTCTATAAGATTAATTTTTCTAGGAGCAAAACTAACAACCATTTTATCAGAATAATATACAGACATTAAAGATTGTATAGTTGTATATATATTATGTATATTAACTTTATCTTCTGTAGCTATAGGCACATATTTATTTTTTATATCTTCTTCTCTTATTTTTCTTTTAGATGATACAGCCTCATATCATAATTTATATTCATTTTTAATTTGTCATAATATAACATCCTCTTTTATATTATATATATTTTTATCTATTATGTTTTTCTTTTTTTCCATTATTTTTTTTATATTAATGATTTATAATCAGTAACGAATGTTTCAGCGTCTTCATATGTTTGGACGAAAAGATTATAAGCAGTAGCCAGATATCTTAAAGCATCCGATTTATCACAATGAATAGGTTTTCAATATTTTCAAGTTTTCCTATTATATTCTGGTCTATATTCAGATATTATATTTATATAATCCTCTAAGGATTTATCAAAATATGTATTAGGTAATATCTCTCTTACCATATTAATTCAATCTTGTACACTTTGTCTTACTAATATCTCTGCATCTTCATCAAAAAGTCTATTAAATGTTTCAATTCTTGTAAGTCAAGTTCAAAATTCTTGTACAGCTATATCGTGTGGGAGAAAATGCATTATATATCTATATGGTTTTGAATATACAATATCTTTATAAAAAGGTAATCCTTCATTTCTACTATTTTCTTCATCTATTATTCTTATTGTTCAATTTATATATTGAAAAAATAATATAACCGTGCTATCATTAACTCATATATCCCAAGCTGTATAAACTCCTTCACTTTTATCATATAAGTTTTCTATTGTTTTTCATTCCTTTCTATTCTTTTCTATTTGTTTTCAATAATAACTACCTTTTATAGCAACATCCCAATCTAAAAGAAATTCTTGTTTAAAAGCATCTTCTTCCATATTCTCTTTTGCCTCTTCTATTTGTTCTTCTCAAAATATATCAGTATTATATACATCTAAATATGAAGTATAATATCTATCATCTTTTATTGCTTTTTGATATACATCATAAAATATATTCTTTCATTCTGGTGTTCCTATCCAAACAGTAAATGCTTCTTTTCAATGTTTTAATAGCATAGGAAAAAGTATTTCATCATATACAGTACTTGACATTTGAGCATATTCATCTAAAACAACCCCCTTTAAATCAAGTCATCTCATAGCATCTTGATTATCTGTTCAAAATAATCTAATAGTAGAACCATTCGGAAATTTAACAGTAAGCTCACTATTATTTATTATTATAAGTTTATTTTTTAATAAATAATCAGATTTTCATTTATTAGAATTTTTTATTCATTTGTTTATACTTCAAATATATTTTTTAATATATTTCTCCCAAGCTATTGATTTTGCTTGACTTCTAAAAGGTGCTATATATCAATAATCTCAAACATTAATAAGAGCTTTATATATTAAAAATAATATAGCTACAACAGTTTTTCAAGCTCTTCTATGTATTACTAAAACATTAAATCTTTTTGCATTAGAAAAAAATTCCTTTTGCCATTCTAATAAGTTTGAGGTAAGGTCTATTTTCATTATTCTATAATTTAATTGTTATTATTTCTTGTTCTTTTTCTATTATTGGTTCTGGCTCTGGCTCTGGCTCTGGCTCTG